ATGAGCATGAAGTTGGCTTTGAATATAGCGGGTTGACGCCATTTGCGGAGACTGGCCCAATTATGATCGGCACGGGCGATAACGTCGTCAGCATCACAGAGATGATACCCGACGAAAAAACGCAGGGCGATGTCAGTGCCACGTTTAAGACGCGTTTCTACCCCAACGGCACCGAGAGATCATACGGCCCGTTTAGCATGGCCAACCCAACCAGCATGCGCTTCACTGGCCGTCAGCTCAGGATGCGCGTTGATGGCGCAAGGCTTGCCGATTGGCGTGTTGGCATAAACCGGCTTGACGCTGTTGCCGGAGGCCGTAGATGACGCAGCAGTACCGCGCACCGGAGCCGAGGGGCGACGATTGGCAGGAGTGGGGCAGGCGTCTGATGCTCTACCTCGGCCAGACGCGATCACCGCTTGTGCAGCAGACGGGCGGCGAGAGCGCGGCTGACGATGGCGTGTTGATGTGGGATCGCACAAACTTGTATCCCGTTGTTAGCAAAAACGGCGAGTGGCGGCAAGTTGTGCTGGAGGATGGCCACGCTGATTTCATCCTGACGTCAGACGTCACGCCTGTTGCCGCCAACACGGCGTACAAGCTCACATATGACGCGCCCACAGGCAACGACGGCATCACGCAAGGCACGCCAGCGTCGCGCATCGTGTTCGAGGAGTCGGGCCAATATGTTGTATCGTTTTCGGCTCAAATATCATCGACGTCAGCCAGCACTGTTCACTTCTATTTTTGGCCCAGCGTCAACGGCACAAACGTGGCAGACAGCGGCATGACCACTGCGCTGCACCAGAATAACGCCACGCTGGTCACGTCGCGCACGCAGATATTCACTGTTGCGGCGAATGACTACTTGGAAGTGAATTACATGATCGACAGCACGTCGGGCTTTCTGAATTACACCGCAGCGTCTTCGCCGGTGCCAGCGATACCCGCGTCAACTTTAGCAATTACGAGGCTTCATGGATGAAGAACTGGAGAGATGCCGCGACTGGATTGAGGCCGCTTTGGAGTATTCCGGCGGCACGCATGACTTCATCGACGTGGCCGAAGGTATATACAAAGGTAGCATGCAGCTCTGGCCCACGCCGAGGGGGTGCATAGTGACCGAAATAGTGGTATATCCGAGAAAGAAAGTTTTAAACGTGTTTCTTGGCGGCGGCGAGTTGGATCAGATTTTAGAAATGCATGAAGATGTGATAGCATGGGCAAAAGCGCAAGGATGCTCTGCGTTGACCATGACGGGCCGGTTTGGCTGGAAGAAACCACTAAAGGCGCATGGCTGGGTTCCACTGCACGCCTCATATGTGAAGGAGTTTGAATAATGGCAGGCGGTAAGGGCGGATCAACAACGTCATCAGTTTCGATCCCAGAGTATATCGAGGAAGCGGCAAAGCAAAACCTCGCCAAAGCTGAAGGCATCAGCCAGATTGGTTACGTGCCGTATTACGGGCCGAGCGTTGCCGCGTTTACGCCGTTTCAGCAGGCAAGTTTCCAGCAAACTGCCGACACAGCTTCAGCGTTTGGATTAGGCCCACAGACGCCAATGTCTCAGCAGGACATTATGGGCGGAATGCCAGCCCCGACAGAATACGCGGGCGGGGTTATGGGCTACAGCTCGCAGCCGCTTTATCAGCAGGCAGTTGACCAGCTTGCAGCGGAGCGTCCGGCGCAGGCCCAATATATTGAAAGCTTCTTTATTGACCCTGTGACGGGCCAAGTTGGCACAAATGTTCCAACTGCTTTGGATTATGGCACGCTTGGCACAATAGGCGACCAGATTACAGCCCAGCAGGCAAATGAGTTGGCGATTGCGCAGGCGCAGGCAGGCGCAGGGCCGTCTAGTGTGTATAATATTACGCCGACCACCAACATTGAAGGCGCAACCAATCAATATGACTTCACGCCATCAACGGAAGTCATCGTCGGCGACACAAACGTCGGAGGCACAACTGTCGGCGGCACTGTGGTTGGCGGTCAAGAGGTGCAATATTACAATCCCGACATTGACTACGGAGATGCATACACCGCAGAAAGCGGCCAGCAGGTTGGCGTTCTTGACCCCAACCAAGAAGCGCTTGACGCAATGCAAACCGAGGCGGGCGTTGATCCATCATTCTACACATCCGGCGGCGGCATAGCGTCTGCTTCAGACTTCCCGCTTGGGTCTTCGCTAAGCGGCACTGATTACACGGGTTATTCGGGGTATGGCGTTGGCGAAGGGTCAACGCAATCCGGCACCCCAGTGGAGAACAACGTGGCGACGAACGCGTTTGGATCTCAGATTGTTGCTGACGAAGACTTTGGCCTAATGCAGGCCGCAGGATACTACTTGCCAGGGCAGGCGCCAGAGGCCGTAGTAAATGCCACATCTGCCGCTATATCTGAGGCGACTAATGCCGTTGGAGGTAGCCCAGAGAACGCGTTTACCGGCTTCGCTGACACGCTCGGCAATATGATTACAGACATCGGCAACTTTATAGCAAGCGGTGGAGTTATAGGCGCTGTTGTGGATGCACTCGGCAACCTTATACCTGTTGGCGCGAATGCCAGCACCACTGGAGGCGGGTCTACCGTAGGCAGCGAGTCTAGCGTAAATGAGGTCATGGAGAGCATTGTAGGGTCAGCATCTGGTTATGATGACCCATTCTTTGCGGGCGGCGCTGCAACGTTTGTTGACCCAAGCGGATATGAAGATGCTGCTTTTGGCGGCTCCCAAGCTGATTACTATAACTCTGGTGGGTTTAGCTCAGGGTCTAATATAGTCGGCACAACGCCGTCTGGCTCAAACATGTACAGCGCAACCCCTGTCGGCGTAGATCCAGTGACGGGTCAAACGCAATATTCATTTGGTTAAAGGAGCAGCATAATGGCTGGACAAGGCGCAAAAGGTGGCGGTCAGGTAGCGATGCCCACAGCGGGAACTGGGGCGCAGATTGGCATGATGCCGGTAACTCCAACGGTTACTCCAGCGGTGCAGCCGCCCACTCCCGCATTGGCCCCGACTGCTGGGTTTAACGTAAATCAGGCTGCGGCAGGCGGATTGCAACAGGCGATGCAGACGGCGCAGAGCGGGCTTGGCTTCACGCCGCGCCAGATCGAGGCGGTCGGGTATACGCCAGCGCAGATTGCTGGAACAAACTTGCAGCCATACACCAACCCGTATGAAACGCAGGTCGTGGAGCAGTCGCTGGCTGATCTTGAGCGTACACGCCAGATGCAGCAGAATATGGGCGGCGCACAGGCAACGCGCGCCGGTGCGTTTGGCGGTTCACGCCACGGTATTGCTGAATCGGAAACTAACCGCGCCTTTGCCGAGCAGGCGGCGCGCACTGCGTCAGGCTTGCGCCAGCAGGGATACCAAAGCGCAATGGGCATGGCAGGCCAAGACATCGCATCTCAAAACGCTGCGGCGCAATACGCTGCTCAGCAGGCAGCATCTGCGCAGTCGCAAAACTTGGCGGCGCAGCAGGCTGCTATGGGTACGCGTTTGGGTGCGGCCACAAATCTCGCCAACCTTGGCGAGCAAGCATTCCAAACTGGCCAAACGATTCAGGGGCAGCAGGAACAGCAGGGTCTATTGCAGCAAACATTGCAGCAGGCGCTTATCGACGCGGCGCAGGCGCAATATGCTGGGTACACCGGCGCACCGCAGGCAGCGCTTGCAGCTCCATTGGCGGCGCTCGGTCAGACGCCAGACCAGTCAACGACGACAACGCAGAACCAAGCTGGTTTGCTAAATTACTTACAAGCGTTTGCTGGGTTGGGCTAACACATGGACTACCGCCAAGCAGCCAGAGACGCGGCACGCAAATACGGGATAGACCCTGACATGTTCCTGCGCCTCATACAGCAGGAGAGCAGATTTAGGCCGGACGAAGTAAGCCCGAAAGGCGCGATCGGCCTCGGCCAGCTCATGCCTGCGACGGCCAAGGAGCTTGGCGTAGATCCGACAGATCCGCTGCAAAACTTGGAAGGCTCCGCAAAGTATCTAAGCCAGCAGCTTAAACGCTTTGGCAGCCCAGATCTTGCACTGGCCGCGTATAACGCTGGGCCAACGCGTGTGGCTAAGCTTGGCAGAATACCAAATATTGCGGAAACGCAAAACTATGTGAAGAAGATTTTAGGAGAAGGGCAAACCACGATGGCAACTCCAATGGATAGGCGACGCGAAGAAGAGCTGCGCATGCAGATGCTGGCCAGCGGAACGGCCCCACAAGCAGCGCCACGCGCGCCACTGTCAGCGCTACGGCAGGATCGCCCGCAGGCGGCGGCAGCGCCGCAGCAGCGCAGAAGCGGCTTAGGCGGCATCATGGATTACCTTGGCAAGCAAAGCCCGACAACCGGCCTAAGTAGAGCGGAGCAATTTGCTGCGGCGCTCGATCCGCTTATCATGCCGCAGATGCGTGCTGGCGAGGCGATCAGGGCGCGCGGCGCGCAGCGGCAGGCGACTGCAACGAAGAACAAGACAGTCGAGTATCTGCGCAGGATGGGATACGATGACTATGCTGACGCCGTGGAAAGTGGGTCGATTGGAGCAAAGGATATTATGAATGCTCTGGTCAGCAAGTCGCTGGAGACGCCAAAAGACACAAGCACAGCGGGCATGAAGGAATACGCGGAGGCCGTTAAGGATGGCTTCAAGGGTACGTTCCTCGATTACAAGACTGCCATTAGCAAAGCTGGCGCGACAAGCATTTCAATGGGCAAGGGGCCAGATGAATTTGCTAAGTTGGACGCAAAGACGTTATCTGAAGTGGCCCAAACCGGTGCATCTGCTAAAAGAAACATTGCTCGCATAAATCGTCTTAAAAGTCTTTTGGAAAAAGTTCCAACAGGCATGACGGCAAACCTAAAGCAGCTAGCGGGCAATTTTGGCGTTGCGACAGAAGGGCTTTCTGACATCCAAGCGGCTCAAGGTCTAATTAACTCTTTAGTGCCAGAGCAGCGTCCGGCTGGGTCTGGGCCAATGTCTGATGCTGACTTGGAGCTATTTAAACAGTCTCTTCCTAGAATTGTAAATCAGCCAAACGGCAACCAAATTATCATCAACACCATGCGGGGCATTGCTCAATACGACGCAATGGGCGCTGACATTGTTCAGCGGTATAGAAGCGGAGAAATAACAAGCGCAGAAGCGTTTGCCCAGTTAAACAGCCGGCCAGATCCGTTTGAAAATTTGCAAATGCCTTCCGCTGACGTTGGCGGCATTGAAATGTCTGAAGAAGAAGCGCGCCGTATATTAGAGGAAGGCATTTAAAATGGCTGAGATGACATACGCCGAAGCCTCTAATGTTCAAGCGGCAATCGCCGCATTGGAAAAGCTTGAGGCCGCCGGAACGATAAGCGAAGACGGCCAGAAGGCGCTGGACGCTGCACGTAAAAAACGCAAGCCAGCAAGGCAGGCTGAAATTGAAACCATCGCCACATATCGCGGCGCGCAGAAAGGCGTCAGCTTAGGTTTGGCCGACGAGATCGCTGGCGCATACCAAGCGGCAAACGAGTTAATCCGCAAGCGCGACATTGAAGGCGCAAAGGCAGCATACGCAAAATATCGTGACCTTGTACGCCAGCGCGACGAGGCGGCGCAGCTGCTGGCTCCAGAGCAGTTTGCTAAAGGCGAAGTCGCAGGCGGCGTTGCGGGTGCAGTGTTGCCTGTTGGCACGTCTATGCGTTTGGCTAGAGGATTAGGAACGGCAGGTAAAGTTGCTGCTGGGGCAGGCACCGGCGCGGCGACAGCAACTTTGCCAGAGTTTGCTGGCGGCGAAGGAGGCTTCGGGCCACGCATGGCAGAGGTTTCGCCGCTTACTGCGGCAGCAGGTGCAACGCTTGGCGCTATTGCGCCAGTGGCGGGTCGCGTGGCTGGCGCAACAACCAGAGGCATTCAAAACATAGTACGCGGCGGCGAAGAGGGATTCAGCGGGGCTGCGCTGCGCAGAGTTGGCCGTGCGCTGCAGAGGCCACAGGTGGCTGGCCAAGATATTCAAGCGTATTTACGCTCACTTGGCCCAGAGGGAGTAGTCGCAGACATTGCAGGATCTCCGCGCAGCATGGCGCAGGGGTTGGCCACCATGCAGGGCGAGGGCGCAGACGTCTTACGCAGGCAGCTTGAGCAGCGCGCAGGCGGTGCAGGAGAGCGCGTAGAGCAAGTTATGTCTGAGCGTATCGGCCCCGCAATTGCAGCGTCTGAAGAGCGTGCAGCGCAGGCCATGCGCAAGTCTTCTGAGCTTGGGCCAATGTATGATGCTGCCATGCAGAGCGGCGCAGAGTTCGACATCAGCGCGTTGCGTTCTGGCTTGGTTATGATGGCAGACGATGCAGCGGCTAACGTGAGAAGCGGCTTGAACGCCGTTCTGCGTGATCTGGGCAAGGAGGGGCCAGTTGCAGCATCTAAACTCCACAACGCCCGCAGCGCCTTGGGTGACGCAATTACGTCTGCCAGAATAGCGGGGCAAAATAATAAAGTCAGACAGTTGATGCCCATATTGGAAGAGATGGACAAGCGTCTTGATGAAATCCCAAACTACGCCACAGCGCGCGCCGGATACGCCGAGAGCTCACAGATCGAGCGTGCGGTGGACAATGGGCGCACTGTGTTTGCCGGCGGCCCGACATCCGCGCTTTCGCCAGAAGACTTGAAAGCAATGCTCGATAAGATGAAGCCGCTTGAGCGTGACGCATATGTGAAAGGCGCGAGAGAATACATTGCTGCCCTTATGGGTACATCAAGAAGCGACGCGGCATCCGCGTGGCAGCAATTTGACAAGTCTTGGAACCGCGAGAAGTTGCAGCTTCTGCTTGGCAAGCCTGACGCAGATGCGGTCACGCAGAGGTTGTTTGCCGAAAAAGAGTTTTCCGGCACGCGCGGCGATGTTTTGGCCGGATCGAAAACTGCATTCCGCGAAGAAGCCGCAGAAAGTTTGGCCGACATCAGAGAGCCGGACAGCATGCGCAAACCATCACCCATCGCGCGCGCCTATCAGGGGATGTTTGCTGATCCTGTGAACCGCATGATCGACGAGGTGCTTTATGGCGCAAAACGGTCAAACCTAAACCGCCAGATTGGTGAATTGTTGTCGATGCAGGGCGCAGATCGTGACAGACTGGTGCCTGTTCTGTTACAAGAGGCCAAGCGGCTTCAAGACCCAACACGCGCGCAGCAAGTGGTTGACGCCTTGACCACTTTCGGCCTGACAACTTACGGCGCACAAAGCGGAGAATAACATGCAACCACAGCCAAAAGATCGTCGTGAAATCGAAAGCATCGTGCAGAACGCGATCAGCGAGGCCGTTGACTTCGTTGAAAGCGAGATCAGCGAAGACCGCATCAAGGCGCAGCGCTACTACGACGGCGAGGTTGATATTGGCCACGAGGACGGGCGCAGCAAGGTTGTGGCCACAAAGGTACGGGATACCGTGCGCTCTGTGAAGCCAAGCCTGATGCGGATCTTCATGTCCACCGCGAGGCCGGTAGAGTTTATCCCGAAGGGGCCAGAAGACGTTGCATTGGCCGAGCAGGCCACCAGCTACATCCAGCACGAGTTTACGCGTTTGAACGGCTACCGCGTGCTAAACGACGCCTTCCAAGATGCTATGGTGAAGAAGCAGGGCATCGTGAAGGCGTATTGGCACGATTATCCCGTGGCTGAGATCTACACCTACACCGACCTGTCTGATGACGAATACACGTTCCTGATCCAAGAGGATAACGTGGACGTGATCGAGCATACGATGGAAATGTCCATCGAGATGGACGAGATGGGTATGGACATCGAGCTTCCTGTCCATTCGGCTAAGATTAGCCGCACGGAGATGAAGGGCGAGCTGCGTATCGAAAGCATCCCGCCGGAAGAGTTTTTCGTAAACCGCGACTGCCGTTCATTTGATGACGCATATGTCGTGGCGCACCGCACAGACATGCGCGTTGGCGATCTGGTAGAGATGGGCTTCGACTTCGAGGTCATCTCCAACCTGACGCCATTTGACGGCACGAACGACATGTCTGGCGCAGAGGTGCTTGAGCGCCAAGGCTACGAGGAAGACTTGTCAGACGAAGACGAGCTAGACCCGTCCATGAAGCTTGTGGGCATCACGGAAGCCTATATGCGTATGGATGTTGACGGAACCGGCGTGCCGGTGCTGTACAAGTTTCTCTGCGGCGGCACATCATACGAGCTGCTAGACTTCATGCCGTGCGACGAGATCCCGTTTGCAAAGTTTGAGATCGACCCAGAGCCGCACAGTTGGTACGGACACAGCCTTTCTGAGCTGGTGGAAAACGATCAGGACGCCGCGACGTCTATTCTGCGTGGCATCTTGGACAACGTGGCGATGACCAACAATCCGCGCATTGGTATCGTAGACGGCGCAGTAAATATAGACGATGTCCTAAATAACGAGATCGGTTCACTTGTGCGGATGCGCCAAGCCGGATCTGTGCAGGATCTCAGCGTGCCATTTGTCGCCGGTCAGACGCTATCTGCGCTGGCATACATGGATCAGCTCACAGAGCAGAAGACGGGCGTTACAAGCGCCTCTGTGGGGCTTAACCCTGACGCATTGCAATCTACCACCAAGGCAGCCGTTCAGGCGTCTGTGCAGGCCGCTGCGGGCCAGACAGAGGTGATGGTGCGCAACTTGGCTGACGGCCTGCGTGACTTGTTTGGCGTCATGCTGCGCCTGATGAATAA